TTCAGTACCTGCAAGTAAAAGAAACAACAAAATTTTTAAACACTTTTATAATTATTTTATAAATGGTTTTGATGCTAGGGAAAAAAAAGATGCTAAAATAGAATTAAATTATAAACCTTTTAAAACAGGTAAAATAAAACTTGAAGGTACTACGTTAAAAGGTAATAAAGCACACACATATAAACTAACGTTTTATGGTAGTACAGTAAATCTAAAAGACTTAATTGGTGATATTAAAATAAATGGTTTAGCATATTTTAACGATTCATCATTTAGTTATTCCGCTGCTAATGTTAAAACACTATTATCAAATGCAGGTAACTTAAATGTTGCCGGTACTACATGGCCAGACAGTGTTTTGTTTCCACTTATAACACACACAGATAGATTATATTACGATACAGGTACTGATGGGGCAAACGCAAATAATCAAGCTAATATTAGGTGGAATCCTAGCGGTGATACTGCGCAAGGTTTAAGCTATACACAACTAAAACCAGCTATAAGAATTTATCCAATATTTAAAGCAATTGAATACCAATTTTCTGAAATTAAATTTGGCGGTGAATTTATGAAGCAATCAAATACAGATTTGTATAGTTTGTTTATGTGGTTAAATATTAAAGAAGGTGATTTAATACAAAGCACCGATACAACATACAATGCTTTAAGTCCAAATACAGATGTTGTAAGAAATTCTAAAGCCGATAGAAAACGAAGTGAATTTTGTGATATATTCCCAAATGGTAGTTTTCAAGTATTACAAGGAAGAAAAACAAAAAGATTAACCGCTAATTTTTCTAGTTCTGCTGCAGGTGAATATAGCATTGCAGTAAGGCGTGACGGAGAACTAGTCGCAGAATATGACGGTTTAACAGGTGCATCAAGTCCAATTGAAAACTTAGAATTACAAACAGGTAGATATACAGTACAAGTTGGAGCAACCGCAGCAGCAAATTTTACAGCTGAATATAAAGTTGATGCGCTTTATTCAGGGCGTGATGCTATTGTAACATGGAAAGCAACAGGGTCAGTTTTATCTAGTCAACAAGTTTGGATAAAAGACCATTTACCAGAAATTGGTGTTTTAGAATTTTTAACCGGTATTTTTAAAATGTTTAATTTAACAGCTTATGTTGATGATGACGGTATAACACAAATACAAACTTTAGATAGTTATTATGCAGGCACAACAGACACACCGGTTTCATATTATGATATTACAAAAGATGTTGATGTTGCAAAAACACAAATAGATAGCGTACTACCATTTAATCAAATAAGCTTTGAATATGAAGGTACAGAAAACTTTTTTGCAAACGATCATGAAAATAGGTTTAATACAAAATGGGGTTCTTTAGAATATAAGAATGAAGTATTTGAAGGCGATACGTATGAGGTTAAAATACCTTTTGAACACTTTAAATATGAAAGACTTTATAATCAAACCGGCGGAACGTCAACCACTATTATGTGGGGTTGGGGTGTTGATAAAGACAAAAACGCAGCAGTAGGTGAACCGTTGTTATTCTATCCAATATTAACAACAAATGTTTCTGTTGGTCAAACACCAACATCAATTAGTTTTATAGGGGATTCAGGCCATGAAGAAGTAACAAGTTATTATTTAGCTTCAAATTCAAAAAGCTTTAGCAGCTCAAGTCAAGGCGAAGACGTATCAAACAATTTGAACTTTAACGCCGAGATGAATGAATACGCTTTACGACCTTTTGAAAAAACTTTATTTAAACAATATTATGAAACATACATTAAAGATATTTTTAAACCTGAAAGACGTTTAACAAAATTAGATGCCTTTATTCCTTTAGGTACAATTACAAAACTAAAATTATACGATAGATTAGTAATTGATGATAAAGTTTTTAAGATTAATAAAATGACTACTAATTTTCTAACGGAACGTAGTCAATTAGAATTAGTTAATGTATTTGATGACCGTGAAATTGTACAAAATTTATTACAATCAGTTGGCACAATAGACAACGATACAAAAACTGTTGGTATAACCGCAGATTCAACTTTAGTAACTGTTGATGCTGGGCCGGATGTTGATTTAGTAATTGAAACACCAATTAAAGAAGTACCAAAAACAATCCCTAGCAATATACCAACACCGGTTAATAATGTACCGTGTACGGTTACAGCTGCAACACTAGCAGATGTCGATCAAGTAGCAAATACAAATTCATCAGTTTATTTTAAACATCGAATTGCAGGTATTGGTTTAATTTGTGAAACCCCAACATTAGAATCATTTGGTTTTATTCATGCAGCAACAGAAGCTTTATTGACTGGTACAGATTTAGAAGCTTTGATTGCAACTAATGGCGTAACAAATTTAAATTACATTCCAAATAATGTACATGACATTGCGTATTTAGTTCGTTCTTATTCTGTTGAAATTTCAGGTTTATCACAAGGAACAGTTAAATTCTGGCGTTTTTATGCAAGAACAAATAGCACATCAAATTATGAAATTGTAAATGTAATGTCCGATATTAAATCAGCTATTGCAGAAGCTGCACCAGCATATACAGAAACAACAGGGGTACAAGGATATGGTATTACACAAGATTCACACATTAGAACTATACGATTAATGGATATTGACGGTAATTTATATGACTATAAAGGCTTGGCCAGTGGTTTCCCCGTGTATTCTAAAATTGCACCGTATGTTGTTGAAGGGTTACCAGCTACAATAACAAATTTAAGTGGTACATATCCAATTTTTGGTTTTGGGTTAAGTGTTGGTGGTGCTTCTTACCACGCAACTGATAGACAAATTGCTATTAATGGAGCAAAATCAAATGGTGTTGGTAATACTGGCGGTGTATCAATTTCTATAGGGGTACAAAATACACTTAGTGAAGCCGAAGAAATAGAAAATGGTGGTATGGTTTTCGTATTACGACATGAAGGTATAGCGTTGTATAATCCTAACACAAATTATGCTGCTCCAAATTATGTAGCGGATGGGTTTTATGCAAGTAAAGACAATCTAGTTTCTACTGACCCATCAGATGCAATTGGCGTATCTATTAAATTAGTTAACGGGATTATAACCGACAGACAAACATTTACAAATTAAAAAAAGATGATAGATAATATATTACAGTTATTAGAAATAGCAAAAAGCGAAAACGCACAAGGTAAATACATTGATGTTGCTTTAGGAAAAAATAAATTACCTGAATCTTTAAAAGAAGCATACAAACAATTTAAACGAGGATTATGGCAAAGATAACAATAGATGTTGAATTACTAAGTAAAGACGCACGAAAAGAAATTGAAAAATTAAATGAGGAAGTACAAGAAGTTGAACAATCGGTAGAACAAACAAACGAAGCTTCTAGTGAATTAGGCGGTACATTAGACAGTGTAACGGGGGGTGCTGTGTCTGGTTTTAAAAACATGAAAACTTCTTTATTAAGTGTTGCAAAAGGTTTTAGAACTTTAGGTGGTGCCATAATGGCTACTGGATTAGGTGCTTTAATAATTGCAATTACTGCTATTGGTGCTGCTTTTACAAGTTCGGAAGAAGGTCAAAATAAATTTGCTAAAGCAATGACAATGTTAAGTGTTATTACCGGTAATTTTATGGATATATTAAGCGACCTTGGGGAAGCTTTAATAGATATATTTACAAGCCCTATTGATGCACTTAAAAATTTCCGTGATAGTGTTAAGAAATTTGCATTAGATCAATTTAATATGTTAATGGAATCGGTAGGCCTTTTAGGTTCTGCATTTAAAAAGTTATTTGAAGGTGATTTTAAAGGTGCTTTTGAAGATGCAGCTGATGGTGTGGTAACAATGAATAAAGCTATAAATCCTGTTGTAATTGCGCAGGAAGCATTATTTACTGGAATAAGAAAAACCGCAAAAGCAGTTAAAGATTTAGTAAAAGAAACAAAAGAAGAAATGCTTTTAGCTTCTAATATTGCCGATATGCGGGCAAAAGCGGATAAAGCCGAAAGACAATTAATTGTTGATCGTGCTCAAGCAAATAGGGATAGGGCAGATTTATTAGAAAAAGCAGTTGACAAAGAAAATTTTACATCAAAACAACGTATTGAATTTTTGAAACAAGCTGGTGAATTAGAAGAACAAATTACAAATCAAGAAATTGAAGCTGCTAGGCTAAGATTTGAAGCAAAAAAAGCAGAAAACAATTTAGCTAAATCTACTAAAGCTGATTTAGATGAAGAAGCTGCGCTAAAAGCAAAACTAATTGATCTAGAAACAGCCAAATTAACAAAGGCTAAAGAAGTAACAAGCCAAATTATAGCATTAAACGCAGAAGTAAAAGCACAAAACGATGCAACTATTGCAGAAGAAAAAGCAAAACAAGATAGTATAGACGCTATTCTTTTATCTTATAAACAAAAACGTGAAGATGAAGAAGCAACAAGTTATTTAGCAAAACTAGAACTTGAAGAAAAACGTAAGTTAGAAGAACTTGATAGGCTACAAGCAACCGAAGAACAAAAACAAGCAATAAGGGATTTTTACAGTGATAAACGAAAACAACAAGATACAGAAGAAGGCGAAGATAAAAAGAAAATGTTGGATGATGGACTAGATCAAGTTGCAATGATAGCAGGCGAAGAATCAAAAATAGCCACTGCAATATTTTTATTTAAACAATCACAAAGAATACAAGACCAAATAGAAGAAGCAAAAGCAACGTTATCAAAAATAACAATGAAAGCATCTGAAGCAACAGTGGCAACAGCTGCGGGTGCAGCAGAAACGTCAAAAGCTGGTTTCCCGCAAAACATACCATTATTAATTGCCTTTGGTGTACAGGCTGCGGGTATTATAATGTCGGTTAATAGTGCTGTACAAGCTGCAAAAAGTGCTGTTGGTTCATCGGTACCTAGTGGTGGGGCAATGGCTGGCGGTGGATCAGCATCAGTTTCAACAGTACCCCCCACACCCCCCGCATTTAACATTGTAGGTTCTTCACCAGAAAATCAATTAGCACAAGCAATTGGAGAAAATGAAAAAAAACCAGTTAGATCATTTGTTGTTGGTAGTGATATATCAACACAACAAGCATTAGACAGAAATATAGTAGAAAACGCAACATTAGGTTAAAATTATGAAAGAATTAAACGAAGAAACAAAGTTTCAAATAAGTATAAAAACTTTAATAGCAATAGGGGTTGGATTATCAACTTTAATAGGTATGTGGTTTGCTTTACAATCAGAAATTGACGAAGCTAAGCTTTTACCTGAGCCTGAAATATCACGCATGGAGTATGATATGAAGGATGAAATGATTAGAAAGTCTATATTAAATACCGAAGACAAAGTAAATTCTAACGGCGATAAATTAGATAAAATAGAAGAACGATTGTATAAAATAAAAACGAACTAATGAAAAAATTTATATTATTATTTTTAATTTTAATTATTGGATTATTAAGTTCTTTTAGTATGCTACAATCTGAAATAAGGTTATTACAAATTAATGCACAATGGAATAGAAAAAATGACATTAATTTAGATTATTTACCTGCTTTTTATAATAACGTAAAAATTAAAAAAGATTTTGCATTATTAGAAAGCCAAACACCCGACATTAAAAAAAGCATTAAAGCAGTACCAGTTATTATCTTGTTAGTGGATGGAAAACAGAAATATCAATGGACTGCTGATTTATCTTTTAAATTAAATATAACAAAAGATGAAGTTCAAAACGCTTTAAATAAATTAATAAAATAAAACAAAAACAAATTAAATTATTATATTAATATGGATATTATAGAACTTTTTATAGATGAAGATGATGATGTGTCAGGAGTAGATGCTATTTCAGTAGTTGAAAATCCGGCCATTGAATCTAATTTTTTAGCATTAAAAAATCAAGAATTTAAATTAGCAACTGTAGATAAAGAAAAACGTATTTTAATGGGTGCTGCTTTAATTCCAAACAAACCTATTTATAGACAATCAAAAGAATCAGAATATTATATATATTTTTCACAAGCTACTGTAAGGAAAGCCAGCGAATTATTTTTTATAAAAGGCAATCAAAACAATACAACACTAGAACACCAGTTAGAACTAAAAGGTTTAACCGCCGTTGAAAGTTGGATAGTAGAAAGTGAACAAGATAAAAGTAGAATGTACGATTTAAATGTACCTATTGGTACGTGGATGGTGTCAATGAAAGTAAATAATGATGAAGTATGGCAACAAGTAAAGTCTGGAGAAGTTAAAGGATTTAGTATTGAAGGATATTTTGCAGATAAATTACAAAGACCAAATGAACCAGTAGAAGATAAGTTAGAAAAGGAAGCACAAGCTAAAATTGACAAATTAAAAAACTTATTTGAAAAAAAAAATTTAAAATCTTATAGTGATTACCCGAGCGGGGTTAAAAACAATGCTAAAAAAGGTATTAAATTAAACGAAAAAAATAATAATAAATGTGCTACACAGGTAGGAAAAGTAAGAGCACAACAATTAGCACAAGGAAAACCAATTACGGTAGAAACAATAAAAAGAATGTTTAGCTATTTAAGCAGGGCGCAAGAATATTACGATGAAAGTAATACAAAAGCGTGTGGTACTATATCATATTTGTTGTGGGGAGGAAAGGCTGGTTTAAGATGGGCAGGATCAAAACTGAAAGAATTAGATATGTTAGAAGAAGATTTAAAAAAGCCATGTACATCAGGTTACGAAATGATTGGATTTAAAATGAAAAACGGCAGACGTGTTCCTAATTGTGTACCAATAAAATAAAAATATGAAAATACCTAGTCCTAACAATGATAGGCGAGCTTGCTTATGTCCAGACGGCACCTATTCAAGAAAATGTTGCGATGGTAGTTTACAAGCACAAGGCATTGGGAACATAACTAAAACTTCTGTTACTAGATTTTACACTGTAACAAATTGTAGTGGAGGAACTAAACATATACATACGCACGATATAAATTTAACAGTAGGTGATATATATTACTTAACATTTGTACATAATAACCATACAGATTGTTATACAATTACAGCTACTAGAAATAATGGGCATTTTGAAGTGAGTGCTGCTACTTCTTATAATAATTGTGCAGCTTGTTTAGCAGCTAACTAATAAAAATATAGCAAAAAGTATTAAAATCAATTATATAAATAAGGTTATTACAATAATATAACAAAAATTTATGAAAGCTACAGAAATTATTAATAAAGTAAAAGAAGTAATTGGCGTTGAATTAGCTGATGAAAACAAAGAAGTGCAATTAGCACAAGCTGAACTTGAAAATGGGGCTGTTATTGAATCAGAAGAATTTAAAGAAGGTTCAGAAGTGTTTATAGTAACAGAAGATGAAAAGGTTGCTTTGCCAGTTGGAGAATATAAATTAGTTGATGGTGAATCTTTAATTGTTGAAGAAGAAGGAATTATTAAATCAATTGGTAAACTTGAAGAAGAAGAAGCAAAAGAAGAAGAAGTAGAAGCTGAAAAAGAAGAAGAATTAAACTATGCAACCAAAGAAGAACTTGAAGAAGTTAAAAAAATGGTTGAAGAAATAAAAATGGCAATTTTACCAAAAGAGGAAGAAATGTCAGAAGAAATTGAAACGCCGGTTAAATCAGAAGAAACAACTACTAAAACTGTTTATGCTGAAAAAGAAGAATTAGCCGAAGTAGAAAAAGTAAAACACAACCCGGAAAGTGAATCTAAACCTAATTTAAATTTACACGGTCAAAATAGAGTGACTACAACTTTAGATAGGGTTATGTCAAGAATAGCAAATAAATAATAATAAATAAATTTTAACAAATGTCAACAACAATCACAACAAGTAATGACGTATTAAGAGCAAGAACAAAGCAAGAAACTTTGACTACAACTCAAGATATTAGTGTAAATGACGCTGGTAAAGAATTTAACATAGCAACAGATGCTAAAGTAATGACTTTACCTGCAATTACAGCAAATAATATAGGTATGGAATTTACATTTAGAAATACTGGAGCAGATGGAAACAATATTATCACAATAAGTCCAGCAGCAACAGATGCAATACACGGAACCGTAGCAGCAATTCAATCAGGTGGCGTAGATGATAAAGACTGGATTAATACAAAAGCAACAGCAAATAAAGGAGACTGGTGTTCAATTAAAGCGGTAGCACTTACAGACTGGTATTTAACTGGTGGAGACGGTGTATGGGCTAGTGAATCATAATAATTAATATATAAAAAATATAAAATGGCAACAACAACTAATATTACAACCACTTATTCCGGAGAGGCATCAGGGCAATTTATAGCCGCAGCTTTGCTAAGTGGTTCAACTTTAGATAATGGTTTAATTACAATCAAACCAAATATCAAATTTAAAGAAGTGATTAAAAAAGTAAATACTGATGGACTTGTAAAAGATGCATCGTGCGATTTTGATCCAACTTCAACCTTAACATTAACTGAACGAATTTTGCAACCAGAATATCAATCAGTAAATTTACAATTATGTAAAAAAGACTTTCAATCTGATTGGGATGCAATTTCTATGGGTTATTCAGCTTTTGATAGCTTACCTTCAAGTTTTGCGGATTTTTTAATTGCTCACGTTTCTGCTAAAGTAGCACAAAAAACAGAACAAAATATATGGAATGGAACTGCTGCAAATAATGGAGAGTTTGCAGGATTTAAATCTTTACTATTAGCAGACGGTGATGTAACAGACGTAGGTGCTGGGGCAGCTGTAACTTCTGCAAATGTTGTAGATAAAATGGGTCTTGTAATTGATGCTTTAGGTTCAAGCCTTTATACTTCAGAAGATCTATTTATTTATGTTAGTCAAAACGTTGCAAGAGCTTATGTACGAGCATTGGGAGGATTTGCAAGCAATTTAGGTGCTGCTGGTACTGACAACAAGGGAACACAATGGTATAACGGTGGTGCACTTTCTTTTGATGGTGTAAAAGTTGTTGTAGCAAATGGTCTCGCTGATAACACAATGGTAGCTGCTGAAAAATCAAATTTATTCTTTGGTTGCGGACTTATGAACGATCAAAATGAAGTTAAGGTAATTGATATGGCTGATATTGATGGATCACAAAACGTTAGAGTAGTAATGAGATTTAGTGCTGGTATCCAATATGGTATCGGTTCTGATATTGTTCTTTACTCTTAATAAATAATTAACCAATAAATTAGGGTGGGTAAGCCAATAAGTGCCGACCTACCCTTTTTTAATTTAAAAATAAATACAGATGGCATGTGATTTAACAAAAGGAAGAAAAGAACCGTGTAAAGATTCGGTTGGAGGCATTAAAGCAGTGTATCTATGCGACTTTGGCGATATAACAATATCGTATGATAGTACAGATACAGACGTTGTAGATAGCCTAGGTGCTGTAACAGTATTTAAGTATGAATTAAAGGGTAATAGCAGCTTTGAACAAGCTATTACATCATCAAGAGAAAACGGTACAACGTTTTTTGATCAAACTTTAAATCTTACATTAAAGAAGTTAACAGTTCAAGATAATAAAGAACTAAAATTAATGTCTTATGGTCGTCCACATATAATTGTACAAGATTATAATGGTAATGCTTTTTTAATGGGGGCAGAACACGGGTGTGATGTAAATGGAGGCTCGATAGTTACGGGATCCGGAATGGCTGATATGAGCGGATATACGCTGACTTTTAGCGCACAGGAACAAGTACCAGCTAACTTTTTAGAAGGTGCAACTGAAGCAAATGCTTTTGCGGGAATGACAGCAACGGTAACTGTAACAGAAGGTACTAATTCTTAATTGGTTTTTTTTCATTGAAAAGGGGGTTAACAAACGTTAGCCCTTTTTTTTGCTTTATACTTAACAAAAAGTACCTTATTTTATTATATAGATATGATAATACTTCAAGAATCTAATAGCGCCCAAATTTTAAAATTTATTCCTAGAAGATGGGTTAGTGGAAACAATTACAATATTAAAATTATAAACGAAACAACAAACGCAGAAGTATATAATGTTAATTCAACTGCAATAACTGAAACTTTATATTATAATAGTTATTCAGCAGCATTTACAAATTTAAAAGAAAACATTTTTTATAATTTAATTATTACTGGCATATCAGTTGCGGGTGTTGTTTTTAAAGATCGTATTTTTTGCACAAATCAAACATTATCAACCTATTCAGTAAACAATGGTCAATATACACCACAAGCATCTGACAACGAATATATAACAATATGAAAGACAATTTACATATAGTAAACCTAGCTTCTTACAATAGGCCAAAAATTACAGAAGACCCAAAAAAAGAATGGATTAATTACGGGGATAATAATGATTACTATCAATACTTAATTGATCTTTATATAAACAGTACAACAAACCATAGTATTATATCATCAATATCACAAATGATATACGGTAAAGGAATTGACGCTTTAGATTCTAATAAAAAACCAAATGAATATGCAGCAATGCGGTCAATATTATCAGACCATTGTTTGCGTAAAGTTGTTTTGGATTTAAAACTATTGGGTGAAGGTAGTTTTCAAATTCTTTACAAAGATAGCCAAGTAGTAAAGGCCGAGCATTTTCCACGTCAAACATTAAGGGCAGAAAAATGTAATGAAGACGGTGTAATTGAAGCATATTATTATTTTCATGACTGGTCAAAATTAAAAACAAGTGACGAACCAAAAAGGATAGCATCATTTGGTTTTGGTAATGGTACAGAACCAGAAATTAAAATTTGTAAAAAATATGTTTCTGGATATGATTATTACTGTCCGGTTGATTACGCTGGGGGTTTAGCTTTTGCAGAATTAGAATCCGAGATTTCTGATTATTTAATTAATGATGTACAGCAAGGATTTTCGGGAACCAAAATAGTAAACTTCAATAATGGTGTACCAGATAGGGAGCAACAATTACAAGTCAAAAATGACGTAATGAATAAGCTTACTGGATCACGTGGCGAAAAAGTAATTATAGCATTTAATAATAATGCTGAAAGTAAAACAACGGTTGACGATATACCCCTAAATGATGCCCCCGCACATTATGAATATTTGTCAAATGAATGTAGTAATAAACTAATTGTTGCCCATAGGGTAACCAGTCCATTACTACTAGGTATTAGAACAGAAAACAATGGTTTGGGATCAAATGCGGATGAAATCAAAACCGCTGCTTTGCTTTTTGATAATATTACAATAAAGCCATATCAACACCTTTTAGTCGATTGTATAGACGATATACTAGCAGTTAATGGTATTAGTCTAAAACTTTATTTTAAGACGTTACAGCCTTTAGAATTCATTGAAACAGATAACGCAATAACAGACGAAGCACGTGAAGAAGAAACGGGTATTAAAGATGAAAGCTTAACAAGTTTAAAAAGTGAAGTTATTGATAAAGATTTTGCAATTATAGATGATAGATTAGCTTATGCAACAAAAGAAAAAGCTGAAGCAATGGCTAAAAATATTGGTTGTGAAGGTTATCACGAACACGAATATAATGGTAAAATTTGGTTTATGCCATGTAAAAAACATAATCTTTGTTTATCAGAAGATGGGTTTAATGATGATGATATGTTTGTTACTTTAGACGGTATTGGTAAAGATGAAGAAAGTTTGTTTAACGAAGGTTACGAATTAGTAGATGAAAGACCAGTTAATTATGAACAAGAAGAAGCGTTAGATAAAATGATTGATTTAGCTTCGGTTGTGCCAAATAAAGCAACAGCAAAAAGCGGTTTAGATGGTGAAACAAAAACAGGTCGAAAGTTTTTAGTACGTTATCAATACGCCCCTTTAATTGTAAGTAATAATACAAGGGCATTTTGTAAAAAAATGGTTAAAGCTAAAAAAGTCTATCGTAAAGAAGATTTAGATAAACAAAGCACAGCAAATAAAGAATTAGCTGCAAAAGGTGAAAGCAGCTATAATATCTTTTTTCACAAAGGCGGAGCCAATTGTCATCATTACTGGCTCAGAAAAACATATATATTTAAAGGTGATTATGGAATTGATCCAAATAGTCCTAATGCAAAACCGGCCTATGCAGGTGAAAGGGCAAAAGAAGGTATTAAGGCACCAACTAAAAGTCAAGAACCAAATATAGTAGGTATAAAACCAAAAGACACACCAACAAAAGGTTATAAAAATTAGAAAGTATGGCAACAGCGTTATTTGTAACAAGAAACGACATAGTAAGATTTACAGCAATTAGCGGTAATGTGGACACTGACCAGTTTATTCAATATATTAAAATTGCTCAGGACATTCATATACAAAATTTTCTAGGTACAAAATTATATGAAGTAATTGAAGGATATGTTAGTGCTGGAACTTTAGGAAACCACGCAGACTATTTGGCACTTGTAACCGATCATTTAAAACCCATGTTAATACATTGGGCTATGGTTGAATATTTACCTTTTGCTGCCTATACAATAGCAAATAAAGGCATATATAAGCATACAAGTGAAAACGCAGAAAACGTACAAAAAACAGAAATTGATTTTTTAATTGAAAAAGAACGTAAAATAGCACAATACTATACAGATCGTTTTATTGATTACATGTCTTTTAATGCACAAAGTAAGTTTCCTGCCTATTATACTAATGTAAACGATGATGTTTATCCGGATCGTGAATCAGATTTTAGCGGATGGGTATTATAAAAACGTATAAACCAAAAGAAAGTAATATTTCTAAGTTAAAACAATACTTAGAAAAAACATATAACAAAAAGATAAAAAAGTTATTATAATAATATGGGTTTTGGATCAATTTACGCTGTTACATATTTTGGTGAAGTAAACGCATCAAACGGGTGGGGTCAAATTTATCCGCCAGACGCAGATGGGAGTACATTTACAGCTGACACAATAGACGTTCTAGCTGATACAACAGATTTTAAAGCAGATGCAACACAATATTAAACAAAAAATTAAAGCTAAAAAGCTAAGTAAAAAAAAATTAAGTTATGGCACAAGAAACAATTAATGTAGGATCATCCGCAAACGATGGCACTGGCGATGCGCTACGAAGTGCATTTGTAAAATGTAATAATAATTTCACAGAACTGTACAATGATGAAAGTGCAAGCGAAGTTAACAGTATTGCAGCAACAGCACCAATTGCACGTGATACTGCAACAGGTACGGTAACAATATCTTTAAATGATGCGGGTGTAACTTTTGCTAAAATGCAAAATGTAGCAGCTAATAGCTTATTAATAAGAAACGCAAATAGTAGTGGTGTACTAAGTGAACTAGCTTTAGCAACAACCCAAATAATGATCGGTGACGGTACTGGTATGGTGGCAGCAGCATTAAGTGGTGATGTTACAATGACAAACGCAGGGGTTGTTACTATTGGATCAGATAAAGTTACTTACGATAAAATGCAGGATACATCAACCGCTAATAGATTATTAGGCGCGGTTTCTGCGGGTACAATTGGTGAAGTTCAAGTTGCGACTGCTATGGTAGCAGATGACGCAATTTCATTTGCAAAATTGGAGGCTAGATATACAACTAAAATTGATATTACAACCTATACAGGAGCTGTTTCTATTGATTGGGCAACAGGTACAACTTTTAAAATGGGCAGTAGTTTAACAGGAGCTATTGAATTTGATTTTACAAACTTTAAACAAGGTCAAGTAATTACGATTTACAATTTGACAGGAAGTCAAACAATAACTTTAGATAGTGACGCAGCTACGAGTGAAACTTTTAACAAAGTTGGGGCTGTAGATTATGCAGGTGGTTCAACAAATACTTTAATCGTTGAATGTATTGATGATTCTGCAAACGCAATATTTAATTATACAATAGCAGAATACGTTGCTGACACAACACCATAATAAATAAAAAAAATAATAAAATGGCAAAAGCAAAAAACATAAATGGCACAGTAAAAATTTTCGATATTTTACCAAACAGTTACGGTAATATAATCTCAGGATTTGCTGATTTATCAGATTCAGATTTAGCTTCTTGGGGATTTTATAATATTGAAGAAGATTCAGATTATAATGGACAAATACATAATGAAGGTGAATTAACTTTTGATTCAGATAACAATGTTTATAAAAGGTCAAAAACTAATAAAACTTGGAGCGAAACTGTAGCACAGTTAAAAACTTTAAGAATAGACGGATTAAAAGAAAATGCAAGAATTGCGTTATTAAAAACTGATTGGTATGTAACAAGAAAATCAGAATTAGGTACAGAAATACCTAGTGATATTAGCACAGCAAGAGCATCAATCAGAACAAGTGTAGAAACTAAAACAAACGAAATAAACGCATTAAGTACAAAAGCATCAATAATTTTATACGATAATTCAATATAAAAATGAACGATAAGAAAAAAAGAATGATGGGCGGGGGAGCAAGTGCTGATATATCAATTGATGGTGCTATTGTTGCTTACGATGTAGGTTTAGGAAGCAGCGATTCGGGGTTAAGTACATTAACAAATCTAGCTCAATCAGGATTTAACGGTTCATCATCAGCTACAGGGCATTCTATTCAAGGTTCAGGAGGTGCTAGATATATGTCAATATCTAACGGTAGTTCGCATATTGATACAGCTTTTAATACAGGAGACTTTGGAGTTTCAGCATATACAATTTATATGGTTTGGAAACGTAATAAGCACGATGGAACTTTTATGTTTTTGTGGGGTAATCAAAATTACGGTGTTGGATGGGATAATGTTTTCGCAATTGAAGATTTAGGATCAATGTTTTTTCGTATGTATGTTTATAACAAGAACACAAGTAACGGAAGTTATCTTAACGTTGACACAGGAAGCTCAACAAGTTCAGCCTTTAATAGATATGCGTGGAATTTTACTGCAATAACTTTTAGTAATAATTCTTTTGCTAGGATTTATAAATGTCATAACAACGGAACTGTTACATTAATGGCTGAAAACACTAGTCCTTCAGGTACACGTTTGTACAACACAGCTCACGCAAGTAGAATGTTTTGCAATCCAACAACTACAAGTTCTAATCCTTGGTATGGTGAATGGTCTCATTTATCGTTTTGGAACACAGCACATTCAACAACTAGAATAGGGCAACAGTTTTCATCAATTAAAACAAGAACGTCTTTTAGTTTTGACCCTTGGTAAAATTTATAATAATGGAAGAATTAAAAATATATTCGGTTAATGGTTTTGCTTTATTAGTAAGTGCGTTAAATATTATTCCGGTACTTCAAGCAATATCGTTATTACTTGCGTGTATTTATACAATAATTCAAATTAAAAATAAACTATGAACAAAAAAGAAACTTTACATTATGTAGGAGCAGCAGGTATTTTTACCTTAATTATTTTACTTTTATTATTTTTAAGTTATGTAGAAATCCCTCCTGTAAATAAGGATTTATTCGTAGCAATCGTTGGAACACTAGTATCTAGTTTAGGAATTGTCGTTTATGTCATAATCGGACAGCAACCTGATGAACTTAATGGTCTTAAAAAGAAAAATGAAAGTTTAGAAGAAGTGGCTGCACAAATGGAAAAACGTAATGACCAATTAGAACAAATGATTATTACAATACAAGAAGAAATGATTAGTAAATTAACAGTAATGAAAACTAATGATTGTGGTAAAGAAAATTGTACTAATACTGATAGTTAGTTTATTTTGTAGCTGTAAAAGTTTTAAAGTAGTTACGTATCAAAAACCAATGACAAATTTAGAATTGGCAAGATACATAAGGCTAATAGAACATAGAAGAATAATAAGTTTTGAAAATTATTTTTATAGATATGGTATTAGACCTAGATACGGTTACAACTATTATCAACCTTATAATTATAATCGAATTTATAAGAATACTAAAAAATACAACATTATAACACCAAAAACAGGAACGGTAGGAAACACAATTACAATGCCAAATGTACAACCATCAATTCCAAAAGGTAATATAAAAACTAAACAATGAAATATTTTAAAATAAATGAATTTGATAGTCCTGATTTAATTGGATCAGGTGAACGCATGAATAAGGAATTTTTAAGGATGTTAGACGATGCACGAGATATAGCAAATACACCTTTTAAAATTAACAGTGGTTATCGTACTGAAGAAAAAAATAATGCTATTTATGCAGCATTAGGTAAACCTCCGATAAAATCATCACACTTACAAGGATACGCAGCAGATATACATTGTAACAGTTCACAAGAACGTTTAACAATTTTAAGTGCTTTAATTAAAGCTGGTTTTAAACGTATTGGTATTGCTAAAACTTTTATACATTGTGATAATGATCCAATGAAAGTAAACTGTATTTGGTTGTACTAATGAAAAAAAAGTTTAAAGATACAACCGTAGGCCAGTTATTATTCGGTGCAGCTTCTGTTATAAATCCAACATTGGGTAATGTATTGCAAGGTGTAACATCACCAAAAGAAGCAATAGCTGAAATAACAAAATCTAAGGCATCACTTGATGATAAAATAAAACTTCAACAATTAATATACGATCAACAAAACAAAGAAATACAAGCCATAACTTCAAGGTGGGAAGCAGATGCTGCAAGTGATTCTTGGTTATCTAAAAATGTACGTCCATTAGTTTTAGTATGGTGTATTGTTATATTTTCTTTAGCTGGTATATTAGACAGTGTTGAAACAATTCCTTTTAATATTGGTGCAACTTGGAATGATACTTTTGAAAAAGTAATGATGGCAGTAATATTAGCCTATTTTGGCGGTCGCAGTAGTGAGAAGGTCACTAGTTTATATAAAAAATAAATGGCAAAGCAATTAAAAGTTATTAACTATAAAAAAGTTAAAACTAAGCGTAAAGGTGTACATAGTAAAAGTAAGAGTTCTTTATTAAAAGCTAGTAAAAATTACAAGAAAAAATATCGTGGTCAAGGTAAATCACGTTAAAAACTAAAACTTCAAAAACTTTACATTAATCAAAAAAAGCATATACCTTTGGTGGGTAAGTGGGAATAAACTTTTAAAATATGGATTAATGAAAAGAAAAAAACCTAGCAGAAGTAAACTTGTTAAAAAACTAGATGTAGTATTTAGTAAATATATTAGGTTAAAAGATAGTAAAAACGGAATTGGTACTTGTGTTACTTGTGGTAAACAAGATCATTGGAAAAACTTACAAGCTGGGCACTTTATGTCAAGAAAACATTACAATACGCGGTGGGATGAAAACAACGTGAGAATTCAATGTCCAGCGTGTAATGTATTTCGATACGGAGAACAGTATTTATTTAGTAAATATCTTGGTGATAACTTATCAGAAGAATTATTATCAAAAAGTAGAATTATAGTTAAATTTACAAACTTAGAGTTAGAAAATATGATCTTACATTATTCTAACAAATTAAAGGTTTTTCTTTAATTATTCTAGTTATTGTTTTTAGAAAGGGGGTTAATTAATTTTAATCCCTTTTTTTTTTAAATTATTTTTTGTAACTTTATTAAAAATAATAATTATGATAAAAGAAAATATATTTACAAAACTCCAAAAACTTCAGAATGAAATTGGCTCAATATCTAAAGAAGCTACTAACCCTTTTTATAATTCAAAGTATTTTGATATTAATTCATTAATAAAACAATTACAACCTTTATTAGAAAAAAATAAATTAGTGCTAATTCAACCTATCGAATCCGATTATGAAACTGGCAACGAATATGTAGTAACAAAAATTATTTGTCCAGATACTGAAAAAAGCGTAGAAAGTAGGAAAAAACTAAGTAATCAAAATGAACCGCAAAAACTAGGTTCAGAAATAACTTATTATAGACGTTACACACTTCAAAGTTTGTTAGCATTACAGGCCGAAGATGATGATGCTAATAGCACAGGTAAACCTTGGTTAAATTTAAATACGCCTCAATTTATAAAAGCTAAAAATTTTCTTAAAGAAGGTGGAGTATTTGGGGAAATAACAAAAAAATATAAATTAAGTAAAAAAGTACAAGATGAGCTTACAAGGTTGTAAAATAAAAGAAGATAGCTACACCTTAAAATTAAAATTTAAAGAATTAACAATTAAAATAGAAATAAATGGAACTAAAAGGAAAATTAAAGAGCATTTTAGAAACTCAAATAATATCAGACAAATTCAAGAAACGATCAGCAATATTGGAAACAGTTGAAAGATTTCCACAAATACTACAAGTAATCTTTGTACAAGATAAAGTAAGTTTATTAGACTCATATCAAATTGGTCAGCATGTAACAATAAGTATTAATTTACGAGGAAATGTATGGGAAAAAGCACCAGACGATATTAGATATTTTACAGAATTAAATGGTTGGAAAATAGATGAAACAGTTGAAGAAGTTACAAATGGCATACAAAATGAAGCTCGTGTTGAATCTTTTGATGAACCTTTTTAAATGCCTTTAAAAGTTTTAAAAAAAGGAAAACCTTTTCCAAAGGATTTTTGGAATTATAAAATAAATCCAATATTAGGATATGAATATAAGCCTGCTTCAAAAACAAAAAAATAAATGATAGCTCAAACTGACCAAATTAAAGAAAAAATTTTAGATGTTAAACACGGCAGAATAAAACAAGGTTTAAAAATAGGCGTTGATGATATTGACGAATTTTTGCGGTATAAACAAGGAAATTTAGTTTTGGCAATTGGTCATGCGAATGTAGGAAAAACAACAGTTATAATATATTTAATGGTATTATGGGCTATTAAACATAATTTAAGATTTTTAATTTGGTCAAGTGAAAACACCCCACAAAGTATTGTAAGAAAAATTATAGAATTTAAAATGGGTAAACCTATTGAAATTGCTGAAGAAAAAGAAATTGATAAAGCATTAGAATGGTGTGATTTATTTTTTAAAATTATTGAAGTTGACGAATTATATAATTATCAAGATTTATTACAAGAAGCTAAATCAATTAAAAATGCGTGGGATTATAGTGGGTTGCTTGTTGATCCTTATAATAGTTTAAGTAAAGATAAAGTTTTAATGAAGTCTTTAGGCAATGCTCACGAATACGATTATCAAGTAAGTAGTGAATTTAGACTATTTGCAAAAAAAGCTAATATTACTGTTTTTATTAATGCTCATGGTGTAACAGAGGCTTTACGTAGAACACACCCGATTGGCCATGATTATCAATTATTACCTATGCCTTTAGGTTTAGCTAATGTTGAGGGAGGAGGCAAATGGGGTAACCGTGCTGATGATGTACTGTGCATTCACCGTTATGTTTCTCACCCTAGCGAATGGATGTACAGTCACATTAGTATTTTAAAAGTAAAAGAAAATGAAACTGGCGGAAGACCAACAAGTTATGATGATCCTATAAAAATAAGAATGTCAAAAAATAATGTTGGATTTGAATATATGGGTCAAGACATATTACATAATAATATAAAATCTTTAACATTTTGATATATATATTTTTACTTGTTTTTATTTTTTTTATTGTTTTATCTTATGGTATATTAAAAAATGCTGAAATATATTTTAGTCCAGTAATAGGATTTATGATAGGAGCTTTAATTAGTTATGAAGAAATAAATAGCAATATTGAATACACTTTACAATGTTGTTTAGGATTTATAAGTTTAACAGTAACATGGGAAAAAAATTAGAATGGTTGTCACTTGTTGCTGAACATCATAAAGAATGGGTTAAAATAGTTAAATCTTTAGGGGAATATAATTTTGCCGAGGATATTGTGCAAGAGGCCTATATGGCTTTACATAAATATACTAACCCAAAAAAAATTATTAAAGATGGTAAAGTTAATAAAAGTTATATGTATTTTACTTTAAGGTCTTTAACATTTCAATTTTATAATAAACGTAAAAAAATTAATAAAGTAGATATTGATTTTGAACGATTAGAAATGCCAGATTTAAACACAATTGAAGATAAAGAAGCATTTGAAAAAGTATGCAATTTAATAGATCAAGAAACAAATAGTTGGCATTGGTATGATAAAAAGTTGTTTAATCTATATCGAAATACTGATTTAAGTATAAGAAAAATTGCGGTCGAAACTCATATTAGTTGGGTTAGTATATTTAATACTTTAAAAAATTGTAAAGAAAAAATTAAAGGTAAATTAAAAGAAGATTACGAAGATTTTAAAAATGAAGACTATGACAAAATTAGATAAAAGAACTAAAGAATATAAAGAATGGAAAAAAAACTTTGAAAATAAAAGTAAAGGTTTAGGCGATGATGTTGAAAAAGTATTTAAAAAAACTGGTATAGCTAAGGTTGCAAAGTGGGCTTTAGGTGAAGACTGTGGTTGTGATGAACGAAAAAATAAATTAAATAAAATGTTTCCATCACAAAAACCAGAATGCTTAACTGAAAAAGAATACTTATATTTAAAAAATATTATTGGAAAAACAAATCAAATTACGGTAGATCAACAAAAAGAATTAATTTTAATTTATAATAGGGTTTTTAAAGATAAAGCAAATTATACTAGTTGTGGTACTTGTTTTTTAAATGGTGTTTATAAAAAATTAGAAACAATACTAAATGAATATTAAATAAAAACAATAAATAAAAACAATGAATGAAAAAATAGAATTACAAAAAGAAATAGAATATTATAACAATTTTGAAATAGTCGGTAAAACTATTATTAAATGGAAAAAAGCAAGACCTGAAAATAAAGATGTTTTAGCTATTTACGAAGCATGGCAACAAATAGGTTTTTACGTACATGATTTAATTCAAAATCAAGAATATTATAATAAATCAATGGAAGAATACCGTTATAATAAAAACCGTGCAATATTAAGAGCAAGAAGAGCAGAAGAACAATTAGAAAAATTAAAACAAAAAATATGAGTTTACGAGACGATAACAGAGTAGAATATAATTACGAGAATGAACTAGAATGGGTGTCACACAACACGGCCCAGAACTCTCTAGTGCATACAACAATAGATGACAAGTTAATTGCTTTAACTAAAGTTGTTGAAAATTTACAATCAAGAATAGAAACATTAGAAGCTATAGAAGAAAAAAATTGGGATGAAAACATAAATTCTTAATAATTTTTTTGTAACTTTAAAAAAACAATAATATGAAATTTGCAAAAATAATAACAACACTAACAAAAGAAGAATTATTAAGAGATTTGCTTGACCAAGATTTACCAATAGAATATAGAAATGCTTGTAGAGATCAGTATTTTAAACGAGCAGAATTATGAATATATTAAAAAAAGCAGATAAAATTATAAATGATAGAGCAGAAGAAAAAGAAAGAGAATACGGCCCATTTTCAAAAAGCATGGAAAAGGCGGCATTAATTGCTTCTGAATTATGTAATAAAAAAATATCTACTGAAGATTTTTATAAATGTATGATAGCTTTAAAAGTAAGCAGAATGGCATATAATTTAAAAACAGATACTTTATTGGACTGTGTTGCATACGTAGCAGCGTTAGATAACTATAAAAAAAATGAATAATTTATTTGAAAAAAAATATAAAAAACTACTGTTAAAAATAATTTTAAAAGGTCAAATGGTTAATAATAGGACTAATACGCCTACAATAAAATTGTTCAATAAACATTTAAATATAAATCTTCAAAAAGGTTTTCCCATTATTACAGGAAAAAAAATTTTTTTTAATAAAGCCTTAGGAGAATTTAAATGGATGTATGAAGGTAAAACAGATTTAAAATATTTACAGAATTATAATATAAATTGGTGGAATGACTTTGCAATAAACAATAAATTAGGGAAGGTTTATGGCTATCAAATTAGAAAATATAATAATGTTTTTGACCAAATAAAATATGTAATTAAAGAAATTAAAAATAACTCAAGAAGAGCAATAGTCAATCTTTGGAATCCTTGTGATTTAAATGACCAAGCTTTACCTTGTTGTTTTACTCAAATGAATTTTGTAAGAACTAATAAAGAATTAAATTTAGTTGTGCATTTTAGAAGTTCAGACGTGTTTTTAGGATTACCTTATGATATAATTGTTATGGCTTTATTTTTATATACAATAGCAAAAGAATGTAATTTACAACCTAAATTGTTAGGGCTAAATTTAGCAGATGCTCATGTTTATATAAATCAGTTAAGTCAAATAAAAAAATATCTTAGTAATGGAATAAAAAATTTACCTACATTAACAGGAGAATACAATAATTATAAATTAAAAAATTATAGCAGTTATGACTATATTAAAACCCCATTAGTAATATGATACAATTAGCAACAGCATTCCAACCTATAAGAGATTGGGCACGAGATAAAGAAATTTTAAAAAAAGGAGATCCTAAAACACAATTAATTAAATTGTTTGAAGAAACAGGAGAACTATCAGACGCAGTTTTAAAAAATAATAAAGAAGAAATATCTGACGCAATTGGAGATTCTGTAATTGTGCTAACCAACTTGGCTTATATGTATGATATGTGTATTGAGGATTGTATAGAAGATGCTTTTAGAATAGTTAATAAAAGAACAGGAAAAATAATTAATGGAACTTTTGTAAAAGATTAATATGAAAAAAGTTATAAAAAAATCTAATTGGAAACATGTAACATTTCCTGTGCCAAAAATAAAATTTTTAGATTGGGCATTAAACGCAGGTGGAATAGACATTAAAGTTGAAGATGAAAATTTTATATTTGAATCTCAAATAGAATTAGAGGCATTAAGACATAGCATTATTCCGTCAAGCAATGGACCGGATACCTGTTATGTACCAGTAAATGAAATGAAATCAGTATTTTATAAAAGTAAAGAGAGAGCGGAAAAAATAAAATTATTAAATGGTGATCTATACAATAAAGACGAACTATTAAATAGAATGTTTGACGATAGTTTTTATTATGGAGAATTAGGAAAAAATGCTTTAAGTAGTTCAGCTATAAAACAATTAATTGATTCGCCTAAAAGTTATGCTCGATCATTAAATTTTAAAAGTGATTCAAATGTATTTAAGACAGGAAGACTAATCCATTTAGCCGCATTAGAACCAGAAAAGTTAAATTCTTTATGTCATATTGTAGAAGTGCAGTCAGCAGTAACAAAAAAATATAAAGATAAAGTACAAGAGATTGGTAGTAGTGATTTTGTTTATACAAGAAAAGAATGGGATAAAGCAATGTATACTGTAGACGCATTAATGCAAAATCAAGTATGGCAGGAAATAACAAGAAACGCGCTTTTTGAAAGACCAGCATTTGATATTTTACATGGCCTACCTTTTCGAGCAAAAGCTGATATATTAGGGGAAGGCTACTTAGCTGATTTAAAAACAACAAGCGATTTAAAAGCTTTTCCATGGTCAGCAAAAAAATATGGATATGATGTCCAAGTATATATATATTGTAATTTATTCAATATAGATTTTAAAAATTTTAATTTTTTTGTGATAGATAAATCCTCTGGTGATTTAGGAATTTATGATGTATCTGAAAGTTTTTATTTGTCAGGAAAAAGTAAATTAGAATATGGAATTAAAATATATGAAACGTATTTTGTTACACAAGAAGAAAAATTAAATGAATATATAATAAGAGGCACTCTTGAGTAAAAACATCATTAGGGAATATTGGTTGATGGCCTTAATAGATTTTGATGAAGGCATATCTATTGAAGAAATGCAAAAAGTTTTAAAATTATATGAAAGAGAAGAAATGTATGAAGCATGTGCAGGAATATTAAAAGCAATAAAACAAATAAAAAATGAAAGAAAAGATAAAAAAATTAGTAGAAGCTGAAACAGGAATACAAGATATATCAATAAAATCAAGAAAACAAAACCTAGTAGAAGCAAGGGTTGTATTTAGTACATTGTGTTTAAGACATACAAATGACAGCTATGAAAGAATTGCTCAAGTAATTAAAAGAGATCATTCAACAATTGTACATTGTAGAAAAATATATAATAATTGGGTTGATTGTCCAAAGTTATATTTAAATAATTTAACACTTTTAGATACAATAGACAATTTAATAAATGAGCAAAAAGATACAACAGAAAAAGAAATTGATATAATAACTAGATATAGAAAAAAAAATATACTTTTAACTAAAGAATTACAAAAGTTGAAAGACACAATTAATAGGCAAGAAGCAAAAATTAAGAAATTAAAAAAATATGAACCAATCTGGTAAACTATGAACGTATTATATACATTTTGTACTCTAATTGCGGTATGTATATTAGCAGTATTATGGATTAAGTTATTTGAATCTGATTAACAAAATACTTAAAATATTATTATATATTTGATTAATCAAGTTTTTTCAAGTTATGGCTCACGGTGGTAAAAGAGATAATTCAGGCAGAAAAGCAAAAGCTGACGAATTAAATTTAATAGAAAAATTAAGTCCATTAGAAGGCGCAGCATTTGAAGCATTAAAAGCTGGTGTTGAAAAAGGAGACTTTAAATTTGTACAGTTGTACTATAGCTATTATGCAGGAAAACCAAGAGAAACGAAAGACATTACAATTAATGAAGATAAACCTTTATTTATTGATTAATGCAGGTTAAACGTACCATTGCATTAACTAAATTACAAAAGTTAAATAACCGAACTAAAATAATTAGAGGAGGAACTTCTGCGGGCAAAACTATTTGTATCTTATTAATACTTATTGACTATGCTATAAAAAACACAAATAAAGAAATAAGCATAGTAGCTGAAAGTGTCCCAGCATTGCGCAGGGGCGCGTTAAAGGACTTCTTAAGCATAATGAAGGGGTTAAATAGGTATAAAGAAAACCAGTTCAATAGAAGCACCTTAAAATACGAATTCACTAATGGAAGCTATATAGAATTTTTTTCAACTGACCAACCTGATAAATTACGAGGAGCAAGACGAACAGACCTATTTATTAATGAATGTAATAACGTAAACTTCGAAGCTTATAATCAATTAGCGGTAAGGACTAGCGGAAATATTTGGTTAGATTACAATCCAAGTGTATTATTTTGGGCAGATAAAGAATTAATAGGTCAACCAAATACAGACTTTATTACATTAACGTATAAAGATAATGAAGTATTACCTGAAAGCATTGTAAAGGAAATAGAAAAAGCAAAAGCAAAAGCTGTTAATTCTACATACTGGGCAAATTGGTGGCGTGTGTATGGGTTAGGTGAACTAGGAAGGCTTGAAGGTGTTTGCATACCAGATTGGAAACTAATTGATACAATACCGGCTGAAGCCAGATTACTTAACCATGGAATGGACTTTGGATATAGTGTAGATGAAACTTCAATTATTGCATTGTATAAATACAACGAGTCTTATGTATTTGACGAAGTAGCATATAATAAAGGTTTATTAAATAGTGATATAAGTAATATCTTAAAAAAAGAAAACGTTGATAGTACAATTTTCGCGGATTCAGCTGAGCCTAAGAGTATTGCGCAGTTACGTTCTTATGGTCATCAAATATATCCAGTAACAAAAGGCAGAGACAGTATTGTATATGGTATTAACTTAATTAATCAAAACATTATATATGTAACACAAAGAAGCAAAAACTTAATAAGAGAATTACAGGGATATGTTTGGAGCACTGATAAAGCAGGAAATGTATTGCAAAAACCTAAAGGTGCCGATCATGCCATAGATGCTGCCCGCTATAGTTTAATGATGGAATTAGATAATCCAAATAAAGGTAAATACTATATATATTAAAAATAATTCGTTAATAATTTGTTTATATTAAATATTTGTTGTATATTAGTGTATAATTAAAAACAATAATAAATAAAAATATGAACTTTAACAAATACAAACAAAATTTAAGAAAAGACGGAAATAAGATTATTTCATATACTACTCACGTAGCAACAATAAAAGGTAATAATCTACATCAATTAGGTTGGTGGTCAGTTACTACTCAGAAGCATATAAATTATGCCGCTAAAGAACTTAATTTAAACTTAATTAAATAAATCATGTATAAACCAAAACTATTTAAATACGCAAACAAAAACATTTATGAGCTTGTCTGGTTTACAAACTATAATAAAAAAGATCAGGAATTACATACAAAACAATTTAATACGGTTAAACAAGCAGAAAGCTTTTTAAATAAACAAAAAATAATTTGTTAATAATTTGTTTATATCAAAAAAAAGTTATATATTTACATAGTAAAGCAATAAGGGTTCGATACTTTCGAATCATTAAGCCAGAGGTGAAAAGTGCAGACAGTCAATGGGCCCTTAGTTTTACTTTAACAAAAACAATAATATGAGTTACAGCGATAAAGATTTAAAACCAGTATCTAAAAAATTAACAAAATTAGCTGGTAAAATAGTAGAACAAGAAGATAACTATAGAAAATGGTTATATAAAAAATGTAAGATAGAAGATAACGAATACACAAATGAACCTACAAGAAAGATTACTTAAAAACAATAAAATAAATTATATAAATAGTCTATTAGATTTACTTATACAAAATCATTTAGATTATGATACAAGGTTACAAATAATTAAATTAATTAAAAAAGCAATAAATGAGTAAAATAAAAACAATATCAATTACTAAAAAAGAATTGAAAATAATAACAAGTGCTATTAAGGAATTAAGATTATTAAATACAAATGATAATAAAAAATTTCAAGAGTTTCAAAAGTTATCTAATAAGTTTAATAAACTATCAGAATATTTTGATTATAGTATTAATCCTATAATGTATGATGAATTTTAAAAACAATAATATGAAAACAATTAAAGAACTACTTAATAAACAAAACAGATTAACAACAATTAAAATGATAGTATATCCATTATTTTGGTACACAATTATGTGGGGAACTATTTACTCTATAGCTTGGTTAGATTATAATATTTTTTATTAATTATAAATGAGAGATAGTAAAAAATACACAATAGATCAAATAAAAACGTGGGCTTGGAATAACAAGATATTTATAACTCCTGAAATAATAGATAAAACACAGCCAAATCCACCAGACTTAAGAATAGATGTTAGATACTGGGGTTTCAGAACAAAAGGAAAATTGGTATATAGTCAAAAGAAAAAAGAACAATATGCAATGAGTGAAAAAATGAACAAACTATATAGGCATTATTATGAAACATATTTAGAAAATGAAAATGAAATAAAGATTTAGTTTGTTTGGTTTAGGTTGGAATAAGGTAGCTGTAAAAGGTTACCTTTTTCTTTTTATACAAATAAGCAATAAATTTATTATTATAGTATGAAGTTAAATATACTTGTACCGGATAGTCTTAATGATATTACATTAAATCAATATCAAAAGTTTGATAAAATAAACACAGAAGATAATAAAGGATCATCATTTATATTACACAAGATGATTGAAATATTTTGTAACGTTGATTTAAAAGATATAGCAACAATTAAATACAATGATGTCAATAAAGTTTCTAAACATATTAGTAAACTATTTGAAAATAAACCTGAATTAATACCAACGTTTACACACAATAATATTGAATACGGTTTTATACCACAATTAGATGATATGACATTGGGGGAATATATTGATTTAGATAATTATTTAAGTGAATGGAAAACAAACCATAAAGCAATGTCAGTATTATATAGGCCAATAAAACACAAAAGGGCAAACAGGTATCAAATAGAAGACTACGATGGTGCAAATAATAATTTAAAAGATATGCCATTAGATGTTGTATTCGGTGCTATGTTTTTTTTTTATCTTTTAAACGAGGAATTATTGAAAATTACCCTGAAATATTTGGAGAAGGAAACAACGGAGACCCTGACCTTACAGCAAAAGGAAACTTTGGCACAAAATGGGGTTTTTATCAATCGGTTTACGGACTTGCTCAGGGGGATGTCACAAAATTTGATACAATAACAAGTTTAAATTTTCATAAGTGTTTATTGCATTTAGTTTTTGAAAAAGAAAAAAACGAATTAGAAAGAAGATTAATAAAACAAAAAAGTAGATGAAAGGTTTTTACAACTTAACGAATAAATTAAAAGAAACATTAGCAGCAGAACCTTTTGTTAATACTGTTACGTTTGGATCATTAGACGATGTCGATTTAAATAAGTTAACAATTTTCCCTTTAGCCCATATAATAGTAAACAATACTACAATAAGTTCAAACACATTAATATGTAATGTTTCCATTCTTGCTATGGATGTTGTGGATATTTCAAAAGATGCTATATCTGATAAATTTGTAGGTAACGATAATGAACAAGATGTATTAAATACACAATTAGCATTAGTAACAAGGGTTGTTAATTTATTACAACGTGGATCATTATATAGTGAGCTTTATCAAGTTGAAGGATCTGTAAGTTGTGAACCTTTTGTTGATAGATTTGAAAATAAATTAGCGGGTTGGGCTGCAACAATGGATGTAATAATTCAAAACGATATGACGATATGCAGCTAAAAGAAACACAAAAAGCTTTAGATATATTTAAACAATATGTTTTAAATCAAAGTAGATCAATACTGTCAAATAAAAAGAAAAACGTAACCGGTACACTTTTCAATAGTTTAGAAGGAAAAGTAAAAGCAATGCCGAATTCTTTAACCGCTTCTTTTACAATGGAGGATTACGGATATTATGTTGATAGGGGGGTAAAAGGAAAAACATCTACATATTCAGAAATTGGGCAATATGGAACTTTAGCAAAATTTGGTTCAGGTAAAGGAAAATCAAAAGGTTTAAGGAAAGGCATTAAGGAATGGGTAAAAAATAGAAGATTCCAATTTAGGGATAAAAAAACAGGTAAATTTTTATCTTATAAAAGTACAGCATTTTTAATTACTAGATCAATATGGAATAAAGGAATAAAGCCTAGTTTGTTTTTTACAAAACCATTTGAACGAGCATTTGAACAATTACCAAAAGAATTAACAAAAACTTTTGCGCTTGATATGGATAGCTTTTTAGAATTTACATTAAATCAAGATAGAAAAAAATGACAAAAATAAATATTAGAAGCCCGTTTTATTTAAGCTTTGGAGAGCCAGTAGTTCCGCAACCTGCATTTGATTGTGATATAGCAAAAGGAAGTATCTTTAGTTTTTCAATATCACAAAGGGGTGAATTAGTTTATAATGAATTAGCGCAAGGGTCTATTGTAGAAGTAACAAGCACCGCAGGGGATTTTGCAAATGGTAAATTTGCTGATGTTGCGGTAAATACTGTAAGAACCGTTACATTAAAAATACAAATACCCTCGGGTTTTTCAAATACATCAGATGGTTTCTTTTTTTGTGATGTAACAGCAACACAACCTTTATACAATGCGGGTACAAGTTGCGTTGTTAATACAACACCAAATGGTTCAATAGCAGATCAAACAATTGCCAAAGGCGGTACAACAACAAGCGCACTTGATTTATCTACTAAATTTACAGCCGGGTCTAGTGCAATTACAGGTTACCGTGTTTTTAATTCAACACCCAAATTAATTAGCACAACAACGGTTTCAAAAACAGGTGGATCAAGTCAATCTATACAATTTACCAGTCAAGATATTTGCGGAACTGCTTACGTTCATATATATGCTGTTGATGCTTTATCAAATTCATGTGAAGCACACCAACAAGCTAAACTAATTATAAATGGTTGTACTGAAAATTTTGATTGTACTTTAGCAAACCTAGAAGGAGGGGGTGTTGCGCAAGACGGTGTAATAACAATGCCATCTGCAACGTCAACAATACCTGCAACCGGATCTGTTTCAACAAATTCAGATGGTAGTAATCCAATAGCAGGAAGTCAACCTTTTAGCACTTCCGCAAATAGTGGTAGTTCAGCACAAGATGTTACATTATATTTTAAAATATTAATACCAGCAGGGTATGCTAATACAGGTGATGGTAGTCAATACATTTGGTGCCCTAAAACTTTTTCACAACAAGCGTCTAATACATTACCGGCCTTTGATTGTGATACAGCAAATTTAACCGGTTATAATATAAGTGCAAGGGGTGCAATTAATCAAGGCCAGATACAGACGGGTACAATTAAATCATTTAGTCCAATTGGATTTGCAGAAGTTGAAACAGACACAGCTAGAAACATTACTTTTACAATAACAAGTCCAAATGAAGCAACAGTATATAGTAATCCAAATGCAGATATTACTTGTGTTAAAACAGTTACACAACCAGCATACACACCAGTGTGTGGATCAAATGTTGTTTATTTAACTGCACCTTTTCAAAGTGGGACCGATCCTTTAATAGTTGGTATTTGTGAGGATACATGGCGTGCTTCACGTTCTGTACTTAGTCCAAATACTTTAGAAAATTTAAATTTAGGTAACAGAATATGTACGTCAGCGGGAAGTCAATTTGATGGTCAAAACTTTTGGTATGGTGTTAGATCGTCATCAATTAATTTTGGTGCTGGTATTGGAGCAGGGGTAACTAAAGTTATTAATATTGATGAAAACGGTATTATTCAAAATATTGCTTTATGGAATTGTGACGGTGGCGGTGATGGAGACGGTGGTATATTATAAAAATTAAAAGATGGCATTAAAACGAATTGAATTGCAATTATGGGTTTACACGGGTATTACAACAGACGCACCTAGTAGTCCAACATACACAATGAGTAAGACTATTGTAACAAGTCAAACTAGAATAAATTTTGAAATTTCAGAATTAGTTAAAGATTATATAATACATAAATTCGATAATGATTATACTTCTGATTGTGTATGGGTTAAAGTATTTGTTGAAAAATTTGATGATGAAGACGTTAGTTATTCTTATGATAATTACACAACAATATTTTATGAAGCTTTATCTGGCTGGGGTGCTTATGAAGATGGTGCAAGTCCAGAATTATCAACCGATGCTTTAGTATCAACAAGTAATATGTATGTTCCCGAAAACACCGCAAGTAAAATACCTATTTGGGCAGCGGGTGTTGGGAAGTTTATAATAGGTGGCGTTACAACACAAGTTACTGACAACGGAAATACAAATCAAAAGATTCAATATATACCAGTACCGGCTAATAGTACAAGTGTTGCAATATATGGCACCGATGACACAACACTAAAAAAAACAATTACAATTAAAAATATTTGTGAACCAAAATTTACACCTTATAAAGTAACCTTTGTAAATAAATACGGGGCTTATGAAGATTTTTGGTTTTATAAAAAAACAACTGAAACATTTGATATTACAGATGAATTCTACAAAGCTAATATTATAGAAAATTCAAGTGCTAGTTATAACACTTATACAACCCAAAACCAAAGGTTTAACGTTAATGCTGAAACTAGTATAACAATGAATACTGGGTTTATATTAGAAAACATGACTAGTTCAATAGAACAAATGTTTCTTAGTGAAAATGTATGGATTAGATGGAGTAATAAAACATTGCCGATAATACCTAAAACAAAATCAATGCAGAAAAAAACCGTATTAAATAATAAGCTTATAGATTTTACAATTGACTTTAAATTTGCCTTTAACAAGATCAATGATATTAGATAATGTTACAACTACAGCTATATATAAAAACACCGGTTACCGTTATACAAGGTGATGAAGTAACAGCGGATTCAACACTTTTTACAGCTGATAATGGCACATCAATGAACTTATTAAATGGGCCAAATGAAACAATTGAACGTGATGATTTTGAAAGGATTGAATTATTTGAAGATGAAAGCGTAACCCTTACACAAAATATACAAGATGTAAAAGATATAAGTAAAATATTTACTGATTATTCACAAACATTTTCAGTACCTGCAAGTAAAAGAAACAACAAAATTTTTAAACACTTTTATAATTATTTTATAAATGGTTTTGATGCTAGGGAAAAAAAAGATGCTAAAATAGAATTAAATTATAAACCTTTTAAAACGGGTAAAATAAA